AACCCCGGACCTTTTCCCGGACTGTGGGCCGGGTACCTATAGATTTGCGTATGTTTTCCGTACATCCCTTGCACCCCGCCCGCCGGCGTCCTCTTGTGAGTTCATGGCCCCCTTGCGAGGGGCTAGGTTCTACCTATGGATGCATCCACAACCAATTAGTAAGGAACTAATTGTTTCCATCACCCGGGCCGTATGGCATACCGTAGCGGCCTAGGCATGTATGAGGGGGATAACTGCGAATATCCGAAACAACCGCGCTCTTTAGATAGGGGTAAGAGTCATGACCCCGTAACCGTTTGGCTTTTTGCTTGCCCCGGTTACACCTACATCATATAACGGGGGTGCCGGTCAATAACAAAACCGGGGAGGGATTCCGGGAATAAGGATTTTAGTAATATTAGGGAAATGACTGACTGCGGGGAGTACTACTAACACGGCCGACGACGGCCCATCAAAAAAGGACCAGTACAGAACCGGTCCCCCGCGTGCGTGCGTGTATGATGGTAGAAATGTGGTAGCAAAGAGGCCTAAGCCCCCAAGTAGAGCCAAGGTGTAAACATTTGAGGTAATGCCAACCTTATTCTATAGGGGAGGGGGGGTACCCAGCCCTTTTTACGCCCCGCCGCCATGGAGATTCCTTATATATAGTGTTAATTGAGAGGGGAGTACGTTTACGTTCAATAGATTTATGTCTAAAGTCCTTGTTCAATGGACAAATAATCTGTAGTCTATACTCTCTTTACTCTTATCTCTACTTCTCTCTCTTATAAATTCACGCCTCTAATACAGGGGTTTTCTTTTCGCCTTCGGCATCCCCCACCATATTTTTGACCCCATATACCCCTTAGACACCTGCCATTTAATACAAAAAATCAGTAGTTTGTGTGGTTTGGTATCAAAAATTCCCGACGTAGTATCAAAGAGATGGGGCAAAAGTACAGATATTTTGTCATTTGTAGCCCGAGGTCTTTATATATCTTATTAATATGCAGTTAGTGAAAATGGCGAGGAGGTAGGATATGCCAAGAAAAGATAAGATGGCGCGTGACTTTGGCGATAAGATTTCCGCGCCTTACTTCAAGAAGAAAACAGTAGAGTATTTCGAGGAGACTGATGCAGACAAATGGAATCTTGCAGGTCTCCTTTTACATCTCAAGTTATCTAAGCCTCAGTACAAGGCGCTTGCGGATGGCTATGACAAGAAGACGGGTGCGCCGAATCCGTATCAAAAGTGGATTGATTATGCATCTCTCTGCCTTGAAAAACGGTATTTAACTGACCTGTCTAAATCCAACTGCACTGGTGCTATCTTTGCCCTTAAGAATCTTGGGTATTCCGATAACAAGGGCATCGAGCATACAGTCGAAATCGGAGCGAATCTTGAGCAGGTGCTGAAAGGTGTGCTTGTTAAGGCATGAGTGAAGAGGCTCTCTCGCTTAAGAAGTATATTGAAACCAATCTCAAGATTCAGACTAAGGATGGTCGATTGATTAAGTTGAAGCCGAACGAACCTCAGAGGCGTTTATATGACACCTTTAAGGAATGCTTCAATCAGAACAAACCCTGCAAGATTATCATCCTTAAGGCTCGACAGATGGGGTTCTCTACCATGACGGAGGCTATTATTTCCGCCGTTACAATGACCACCCCTCATGCAAATTCTCTTATTGTTGCGCATGATACCGAATCCACCAATGCAATCTATGGCATGGCTCGTAGGTATTACGACAATCTCCCACCGGAATGGAAGCCGATGATTAAGTACAACAATGCTAGACTCTTGGATTTCTCTAATCCCTCCGGAGATAAAAGAGAGAAGCATGAAAATCCCGGCTTGGAATCTCGTATCCGGGTCGCTACTGCGGGTCATGCCGCTATTGGTCGAGGCTCTACGTTTCAATACATGCACCTGTCTGAATTGGCGTTTTGGCCTGAGGATGACGGGAAAACAACACGCGACCAGTTGACGGGTCTTCTACAGACTCTCCCTCAGCATGGGCGCTCTTTATTAGTGATAGAAAGCACCGCTAACGGCTACAACTACTTCAAATCGTTGTGGGATGCGGCGGTGAATGGCGAATCCGATTTCATTCCATTATTCTTCCCGTGGTATGAGATGAAGGATTATAAACTGCCTTACCATGGCGAGTCGTTTACGCAGGACGAACTCAATGAGCAGAAGAAGTATGACCTCACCCCCGAACAGTTAATGTGGCGGAGATACGCAATTTCTACTCTCTGTGGTGGCGATGTAAATCAGTTTCGGCAAGAATATCCCGGCTGTCCCGAAGAAGCGTTTATCCTCACAGGTACGCCTTTCTTCAATGCCGAAAAAGTGAACCGACGGCTCTTGTCTCTCAATCCTCCTTTAAAACGCGGGATGTTCTCAGAGATGGGAAGTTGGTACGACGATGAATCGGGCTATATCGAAATGTGGGAAGAACCGATTCCGGGGCATGTTTATTGTATTGGTTGCGACACAGCAGGTGATGGAAGCGACTTCTTCGTTTCTTACGTCGGCGACCAAGCAACAAACAAATGTGTGTGCAAATATCGTGCGAAAACAGACGAAAAACTCTTCTGTGAGCAGATGTTTCACCTTGGCTTGTATTACAACTACGCCATGATTGCACCCGAGACCAACTTCTCTACCTACTGCGTACAACGACTTGAGGATATGGGGTATATCAACCTCTATGTCCGTGAACAGGTCGATACGTATACACGGCACGTTCAGAAAAAGTTTGGCTTCAGAACCACAACGATTACGCGTCCTCTGATACTGGATGCACTGAAGGAAATTGTAAATGAACACACCGAACTCATCGAAGACCCCACGTTCTTCCAAGAATGCTTATCGTTTGCGAAGAATGACAGGGGCAAACCGGAAGCAACTACCGGAGCACACGACGACTGTGTCATGGCGATGGCTATCATGTACCACTGTATGCCGCAGGCGTCGCCTATCTTTAACACCGTGGACGAGGATGATAGTGCAGAAAATGACTACTCCTCTTTCTTAAATTTTGGGGTATGACTATGGAACTCGTAATGATTTTCTGCTTTCTGTTTTGCGCAACCTGCACGGGTGTACTGACTTACTTCCACATCCATTCTAAGGACACCAAACCTCCCTTTACGGATACCGAAGTAGACCAAATCAAGCAGGTTCTCAACTTACTGACATGGGGTGGCGAGAATGAAGATAAAAACTAAACCGAATGAAATCTTCCAAGAGTACGAAGATGGCAAGATGTTCAATCAGTCTCGCGACCTGTACTCGAATGTAGAGAAGAATCAGCGCTTTTTCCTTGGCGACCAGTGGTATGGAGTGAATGCTCCCGACCTTACTAAACCAGTTTTCAATATTCTGAAGCGTGTTTGTACGTACTATACGGCGATGCTTGCCTCTGATGAGGTTGGAATCAACATTGCGCCGATGGATGAGACGAAGGAAAACAAGGTTGTTACCGACGTTATCGCCAAGGAATGCGAACGGGTACTGGAGAATACCAAGACCAAGTTCAAATGGCGCACAAATATCAAGAATGCGGTCGTTGATGGCGATACCTGCATGTACATGAACTTCAATCCGGACGTGGAGACAGGTCATGAATACAAGGGCGCTATCGAAACGGAGATTATCGACAATACAAACGTCATCTTCGGCAACCCGTATTCCTCCGATGTCCACAATCAGCCCTATATCCTCATCGTTCAGAACCTCTACACCAACCAAGTGAGGGATTATGCGGAGAAAAAGGGTGTAAAGAACCTCCACGACATCGTTCCGGACAACGAAAACCTCGTTACATTGGCAGAATCCAACGCCAGTGAGAGCGATAAACTCACCACAGTTATCACGAAATTTTGGTTTCAGACCACAAAAGAGAAGGGTGTTGACCAGTTCGGTATTCCGTTTGAAAAAGAGCGCAAAACCGTGTGGTTTACCAAGGTAACAAAGCAGGTAGTACTCGATGAACCTGCCGACTTGGGCTATAAAAATTACCCGATTGCGTATTTTACGTGGGAAAAGGTCAAGAACTCCTACCACGGACGCTCTCCGATTACCGGACTTATCCCGAATCAGATTTTCATCAACAAGATTTATGCGATGTGCATGGTCTATATGACGAACATGGGCTTCCCGAAAATCTTCTATGACGAAAACAAGATTTCCAAACTGACAAACTCGGTTGCGTCTGCGACAAAGATTACCAACATGGATTTGGCAGGAAAGATGATGGATGCGGTCAAGGCTCCGGACTTTTCCAATCAGATTATTCAGTTGGTAGACTCGACGATTGCCTATACCAAAGACTTCATGGGTGCGTCTGATGCGGCGTTAGGTAACATTTCCAACCCGAACAACACATCCGCTATCGTCGCCGTACAGCAGGCTTCCTCCGTTCCGCTTGAGATTCAGAAACTGGACTTCTATCAGTTCGTTGAGGACATCGTCAGAGCAATGCTCGATATTATGGCGTGCCGTTACGGACAGAGAATCATCAAACTCACGGAAGCACAGGCGAAGGAACTCAATCTCGTGCGTACTGACCCGATGACAGGTATGCCGATGGTTGACGAAATGGGTATGCCACAGTATCAGACTTCGCTTTCGATTAACTTCAACATTCTTAAGAACCTCACATATGACCTCACAGTTGATGTCGGACAGGCTTCCTATTGGTCTGAGCAGACACAGGTACAGACAGCCGATGCTCTCTTCGACCGACAGGTTATTTCCGACCCTGTTATGTATCTTGAGATGATTCCGGACAAATACATCAAGAACAAGGGCAAGTTGATGGAGGCTATTAAGACTCAGCAGGAACAGGCGCAGTTAATGCAACAGCAGATGGCAATGATGCAGATGGGCGGAGCACCGCTTCCGGAAGACCCTACGGCACAGCCGACAACGCCGGGCATGGCTGATGGTACAGATGACAGAGGCGCAGGGGATGCTCCAACACAGCAGGTCTATGCCGCCTCAAAGGAGTTCTACCAGTGAAATGTAAGAAGTGTGGCGCAACCATGACGAAGCGCTCAGACGAAAAGAATGTCTACTACTTCGTATGTCCGAAATGTGGCAATGAGGTAGGCAAGAAAGAAAAGAAATAAGACGGGAGAGTGACCCGTTGGGTGGTGTCTTTTACATGTCCTTTCTACACCGCCCTTTTACCGGAACTGGTATTCGTGGGTTCGATTCCCACATCCGGTTTTGCCGAGCACGGGCGTATATAGTGCGAAACGCGCCAACCATAGCGCAAGGAGATAAAGATGGACGAACAGATGACAAACCAGTCGACGGAATCCACCGAAACATCAGAAGGGTTTGACGACCTCTTTGCTGAGGAAGCACCCGAAACACCCGCAGAGACCACAGAAGAACCTGCAGTTGAAGCGCCGTTTATGACGGTCAAATACAACGGAGCAGAACAGGGTCTCTCACAGGACGAAGCGATTACCTATGCACAGAAGGGAATGAACTACGACAAAGTCTACGGACAGTTGGAGCAGTTGCGCAATGACCCCATCCGCCGTGTCTTTGAAGAGCAGGCTCAGCGTGCAGGTCTATCGCTTAACGAGTATGCCGAACGCCTTGGACAGTTTCAGAAGGAATCGGCAATTAACCGTATCGCCAATGCATTTATGGATGAAAATCCGGACGCTACTGAAGACATTGCACGTAAGTTTGCGGAGGCTCAGTATCAGAGCAACATCGCACAGGAACGGCAGAACCAAGCGGACTCCATCGCGCAGGAGGAAGCGCAGAAACAGCAGTGGGCGTATGCACAGATTGAAGCCTTCCAAAAAGCCTATCCCGGCGTGGATATTCGGACTCTCCCGGCAGATGTCATTGACGATATTAACGCAGGGGAATCTCTGCTATCTGCTTATAGAGCGCACGAAAATAAAGAGATGAAGAATACTATCGCGACTCTGAGGCAGAATAAGTCGAACGAAAGCGTCGCCACCGGAACACTCAGTGATAACTCAAGTTCAGAGATGGGAGGTGACCCGTTCTTGCAGGGACTCCTTGGCTAATTAAGTTAAAGGAGATAGAGCAATGGCTACAAATAGCGTAGTTTCGACGGACGGAATTAATCTTGCGACAAAGTATGAGAAGGGTCTTGTACAGGCGTATACCCGTGCATCCGTTCTCACTGGTAAAACAAACACTGAATACAACTGGGATGGCGTAAAGTCCATTCATGTATACACTGCTATCACGCAGGAACTGAACGACTATAACCGGACAGGTGTTGATACCTATGGTGGACACCGCTACGGTAAGTGGGAAGAACTGCAGGACAGAGAGCAGGAAATGATTGTCACCCTCGATAAGTCTTTCGCAATCACGATTGACAAGGGTAACAACGACGAACAGATGAATGTCAAACGACTGGGCGAAGTAATCAAGGCGCAGATTGGCGAACAGGTTACTCCGTTCTTTGATAAATATGCCCTCAATTACTGGGCTACAGAAGCAGGCGTGAAAGATACTTCCATTGCGACAATGGATAAGGACAAGGTTCTTGATATGTTCATCAAGGCACATTCCACCTTCTTCAACAACAATATTCCGGTCAATGGAAATGTATTCGCATATGTTAAGACAAGCGTTTACGGCTTCCTGCTCCGCAATCCGGAATTTATCTCTGTTGAGAAACTCGGCAATGTCATCCTCACAAACGCTGAGGTTGGTAAGTGCATGGGCTTCCGTGTTGTTGAAGTTCCGGATGCTTATCTGCCGGCAGGTACACACGCTCTGTTCACAAACAAGAAGTCCGTTATTCAGGCTTCCAAGGGTACAGAACTGCACCGCTACAGCAACGTTCCGGGTCTCTCCGGTCAGTTAATTGAAGGACGTTACCGTGGTGATGCGTTCATCCTCAACACTCTGAAGAACGGCGTCGTCGCATTCAACGCGGCTTGATTTTGAGACATGTGAGGGGTGGGCTTAATAGTCTGCCCCTTATTTTTTTTGAAAGGAGCACATTATGGCACAGGATGTTAAAGACAGTTTTACCGTGCAGGAGTTATACGATTTAGCAAAGGCAACCATGTTCGAGAAGCCTACTTCAAAGGACTACGACAACTACATCATTCCGTGGCTGAACGTGTTGCTCCAAGAAAACTTCAATTTGAATAACCACCTTCGCCTTAAGCACGATGAGGATGTACTCGAAGATTGCCCGTGGATGGAGAACATGACGGACGAGGTTCCTTACGAAGTGGAGATGTGCCGTGAGATTCTTCCTTATGGACTGGCGGCGAACTTCTTCATTGATGATGACCTCTCTAAGTACGACATCCTTCACAGGTATTACGAGAACATGCAGTCTAAGTATTCGTGGGGCGTTGAAGAGAAAATCGAAGACACCTACGGAGGTATGGACTGATGGTATGGCAACAGCAACAGGCGCATAAACAGCCCGAGTATAAACAGTTGCGTATTGACCAACCCGGTTACGGCGGACTGAACATTAAAGACCTCGACTTCATGCTGAGAACAAACGAGTCTCCCAAGATGAAGAACATGATGGTCAAGGACGGCGTATTTAAAAAGCGCTACGGGCAGAGGCAGTTAGAATTCAAGACGTGGTCTTATGCTAACGACCAAGTATGGGGCGAGCACAGACCCGTTATGTTCGAGTTCAAAGGAATCCTCTATATCATGTACACGATGCAGGTAGGGGAACACAGATACGACTTCTATATTGATTCGTACAACGGAACCACAGTGACCAACGTCTTCCACTTGAACGGAACTGACACGACAAACGGCACGGTGATTTACAAATCCAACCCTGCGACAACTGATGAATACTATAAAAAGGCTGACTTGGTGAACGGATACACGACCTATAACACAGGTATCTTCTTCATGTCGAACGGCTCGCTTTACTGCATGGCTTCTTATCCGGGCTACGACGGACATTCATATGGCGGAAAGTTCTTCCGGTTCTATGTGTTTGCCAAACTAAATAAGAGCACTGGCAATTTCGAGATGCAGAAGATTACCAACGAGAGTCAGTTCTACGTTCCTACGGTAGCGATAAACGCCAAGCCCGATGCGACTTACTTTGACGTGGATGGCATGGACTCATTCAACATCATTAACCCAAGGGCGAGGATTGAATACAACGGTGACGGCACATCGAAGGTCTATAAGATTCCTCAGATTTTCTTGGATGAATCTAAGATGGGCTACATCGTAAAGGTCGAAATCAACGAGCAGGTCACTACCGCATACACGAAGACATACGGACAGGTAACATTCACAACCGCTCCTGCGAAGGGGCAGAACAACGTAGCGATTACGATTTCCCCAGTAGCGAACGGAGATTCGTTTACGAATTATTCCTATGCGCATCTTGCGGCTGAAATTTTTGGCGCACAGTTCTGCACGACATTCGGCGGTGCTAATAACTCTCGTATGTTTGTCTCCGGTGCATCTGAGCGGTATATCTATTCCGAAGTAAATGACCCGACCTATTTCCCTGCGATTAACTACGGTGTTGCAGGATATGACGGCGAACAGATTATGGGCTTCGGACACCACTACAAAGACCTTGTCGTATTTAAAAAGAGCGCTATCTACACTCTCAAGTATCAGTATGGCGCTGACTCAAATGGAGACATGAGGGGTCTGATTTACTCTCAGCCAGTCAATCAAGAAATAGGATGTGACGCACCGAACACTATTCGGAAAATCAGCAACCGTCTCACATGGCTCTCTACGAAGTACGGTATTTGCACGCTAGTATCCACCGTCCTCGAAGATGAGCGAAATGTATGTGTTGTTTCCCGCAACGTTGAGCAGGGTGAAAGACAGACTGGATTACTGGACGAAGCCAACGAGCATTCCTTTGCGATTGATTTCGATGATAAATATCTTTTATTTAACAATCAGACCGCAGAGCCTCCGACCTCAGCACACTCCGCAAACAATTACGCAGACTGCTATCCGAAACTGACGAATGTGTATGTATGGGATTATTCCATCGCACCGTTCTTCCTTTCTGAGCGACAGAGTGTAGAGGACTCGGCAAGAAATACCTCATGGTTCGTATGGGATAATTTCTACACGATTGCGGTTAAGCGGTATAAGAAGGAACTGGTCACACTCGATTATCGTTTCAGAGTGGAAGGTGAGTATTCTCCTATTTATGGAATCTCGCTGAACAAACTTGTGGATGAAGAGAATGATTTCGGTTCCAGTATCGAGGCTTATTATCAGACACCTATGTTCGACTTCAACGAGTACGGATACTTAAAGACCGTGAAGAAGATGTTTGTGCAGTGCAGAGGCGGAATCACATATGACACCACAGTCAGATACCTCACGGATGAAAACGAAGAAGGAGAGGAAGAACCCGAAAACCTCATAAGTACTTCAACTGTCCTTTGGAAGAGTTTCTTGTGGGATGACTTTGCGTGGGGCGAAACACCGTATGCGAACACCTTTGCCCGTAAATGCTCTCTCAAAAAGATTGAACTGGCAGGTGTCCTGTTTTTGAATAACCAAGTGAACAACGATATGCCGATTAATGGCGTTCAGTTGACCTATACCTTGGTGAAGGAGATTAAGTGATGAATAGTTTTAACTTCAATCCGACTGACGGATTTTTAAATACAACCTCTTATCCCGACCCTGCGAGTGGTACTGCGGCAAGAACTCAGATGCAGTCACTTCATTCACAGACGAGAGATTATTTAAACGATGTTGTGGTGCCGACAATCAATAGTATGCAGGATTCTATCACTGCGCTTAATACTGCGCTCACAGCACTGTCGGAGTCCATCACAACGCAGAATCTGTACATCGTCGTCGGTGATAAGACATACAAAATTACCGTAGAAGGAGGGGCTGTAGTCCCAGTAGAAGAGGTGTCAAATGGCTAGCGTAACAATGGGACGTGGCACAACACCTCTTTACACAATCAAATTCAAAGGTATTTCGCTGAGTGATATTGGCGACATCTACATCACATTCGAGCAGACGAAATCAAATCAAGAACTCACAAAGCACTATCCCGAAGTAGCGATTGGGGACGGCTATGCATACGTCCAACTTTCGCAGGAGGAAACACTGGCGTTTCAGAAGGGTAGCGCAAAGATGCAGATTCGATTCCTTGATAAGACGAATAACGCATTTAAGAGTTCAATCGCTAACGTGCAGGTATCCGACGTACTGTACGAGGAGGTGATTTGATGCCGATTTATATTCCCGAGAACGACATCACCCTCGATGCCGAAAGAGATGAGCAGACGATTGATGTAACTGTTGACGAGAGCGAAACGGAAATCATCCTTGAATTTGATGACGATGGACAAATCTTTGTTAATGAAGCAAAGGCGTACAGAGACCAAGCGTATGAGTATTCAAACTACGCGCTGTCCTATCGCGATGATGCTTACCGTTATTCCGAAAGCGCCAGTGCTTCTGCGACTACTGCTGTAGCGAGTGCCGAAAGTGCATCTGACAACGCAACTCTGTCTAGGTCTTGGGCTGTAGGAGATACAGAGACAAGAACAGGAGAAGAGACAGACAACAGCAAATACTATGCACTGCTGAGTGGGGCAAACGCAGGAACGTCTCAGAGATATGCCGAAGAAGCAGAAGACACGGTAGACACAATTCGGGAACTTACGATTAGGACGAACTTTACAGTGAACTTTACGACAGGTGAACTTGAATATGTTTCGCC